CACCTGTTACTAAGTTCTTAGTATCAGTTACTGTAAAACTCCCCGCCGTTGTTATTGTATCTACGTTAATTTGACTCATCTAAATGATACTCCATGTTGAACCTGATGGAATGGTAACTGTATCTTCACTTATTGTTACTGGTCCTGCGGTCATTCCGTTTATATTTTGATATATTTTATTAGTTCCCGAACCGTTATCTGAAATAGCTACAGCAGAACCTCCAAAAGTTAGTGCTAGTTTCATAGTTGAAGATGTAATATCTCTAACAAAATATTGTGTATCTTCTAACCACCCATTAGGTAAGTCACTTCCTGTTAATTGCACCATATCGCCATCTACAAAACCATCATCTGTTCCTTTGTTTAAAGTTTCATCCCCGTGAACAGAAGTAAATGTTGCTAAGTGGTCGCTCAGAGTTATATCTTCCTGAATATTTGCAGCGTTAGTTCTAATAATTGCGTTAGTTCCTACAGATGGACCACCACCTGCGCTTGCTACAACTGCTGTACCATCTGCTTTTGTGTAGTTAACACATTGAACTTGGTTAGCAGTATGACTAAAAAACTCTGCTACGTCACCTGCTGCTGTAGTTATGTTAGCTTGGCTAGGTAAATCTAAATTTGTAGCGTGGTGCTGTAATATTAAAGCTCCATCAAATTGTAAAGTAAACCGCCTATTAATAGCAACAGTAAAAGCATTAATTTGTGTAGTTCCTGTGATATCAAAATAGTTTCCATCAGTACCCACTACTAAAGTAGTAGTTGAAGCAATATCATCACCTTTTTCAAATTCTATTTTTGTTGCTACTGCGGTTACAATAGCATCAAGCTCAGCATCTACCTCTGAACCTTTTATTACCTTAAGAGCGTCTCCTGTACTTAATGCGTCTTTTGCGCTAAAATCATTTACTCTTGTATAATCACTCATTACCTTGCCACCCTTCCGATTTTAATTAGTAGTTCTATTTGTTGTATAGCTATAGTGCTACCATCAATAGTTATATCAAATCCATATTGCATATTTTGTCCAGAACCAGAGAGTTGTGCTGGTACAGAATCAACTGCTTCAGCATCTCCAGACCACTCTGCAATACCCCATTCTGATGTCCCCCATTGAGACCCAGAACTTACTAAGTTATTTAATATTGCAGTAGCTGATTGTCTATACTCTGTATTAATATAGTCAAAAGCCCAAAAATAATTTAATGTATATTCTTGTCCTTCTGTGACAGTAGTTTTAATTTTCTTAGGCATTTTATATAATGCCTGTAATTCTGGAGAAATAAATCCAAAATCTTGCCAATTAGACCTGTACTTAAAATTATACGTTCCAGATACTACATCACTACCACTCCAAGTAGAATCATTATAACCACTATATTTTGCAACAAACCCCTTCTTTCCAAAATATATAGTTTCATCTCTAGCTACGAACATACTATCTGGTTCCATACCAAGCCACCTAGATATTTTTGGTAGCGGTACTTCTAAAGTCTTTACACTAGATATTAACTTCTTAAAATCAAAATTATATACAGTACTTCCGAGTTTAAGAAGATAGAATCCTTCTTTTTCTGACCAACAAGATTTAATATCTTCTTTTGTAACAGTATTTATTTCTTTAATAATATCTGTTCTTATGTTTTGACTAAAATCTTGAGCTGGCATTTTTTCTAATTCAATAGTACGAGATAAAGACCTTAACCCATCTCCAGAAAGAAATAATAAATCAGAACCTATATTCTGAACAGTATCTCTTGCTACACATCCCATGCCTACTACAGAGTCTGCTAACGATAAAGATGTAGGAATAACTGGACTATTAAATATTATAATATTTGTTTTACCAAAAACAATCAATTGGTTATTAAAAGTAGCTAAAGCAATAATTTCATCTTTACCAAAAGCAAAGTTATTAACTAAATCTACAGTACCACCACCATTTGTACTATCCCATAATTTTTCATTATTTAAAGCAGAAAACCTTATCGTAGTTTTATCTGAATCTGCTGCCCACAATCTACCAAAAGCTGATAAAATACAATTACCTTTTGGCATTTTAACTGTAGTCCACGTAGCTCCGTTATCTACTACAGTAGCTGCCTCCGTAGAAGGAAATGTAGGTTCTGAACCTGCTGATGTTCCTGCTGAAGTACAAACAAAATACCTTTCTTTTGTTGCAGACCCTACAGCTTTTACAGTATCTCCAAGTGCGTAAGCAGTTGCTGCCGCCCAATTAGAATGTTGATTATGTATGTAATCAAAATTACTACTACCTGTCCAGTAAATAGGAAATTCTTCTTTAGTTACTGCTATTACTCTTCCGTTAAGATTAGCAAATTGCCAATTCTTATTAGTAAAACTAAGACTTCCAGTTATATCTGTTAATGTTGTTGTACCAGAATATAGCTTACCATTAGTACTATCACCACTTATAATATGAGATGTAGTAGCAGTCTGTCTATATTCAAATATGTTACCAAAAGTAGGTTTACTAGCTATCGCGCTAGTAGTTACTTTCAATAATCCTTTTCTAGCAGCAATTCGACCTAAGTTATCAAACTCTACGTTATCTAAAAATAAACCCCACTCTGGTCCTAATCCTACAGCAGAGCTTTGTGTGTTTAATCCTAAATTTCCTGGCGATGGTATAGATACGGGTATAAGTCTGGTAGCCATTATACTACCTCTGAATCACCATCACCTGGATAAGAACGTCTATCAAGTTCTATAGCAGTCTGAAGGTAAAAAGAATACTTATTTGTTATTTCATCCATTAGTTGACCGCCATCTTCTCCTCTTTCAGATATACATAACCCCCAAGTACCATAAACCATAGCTTTTCTAGCCATACTTAAAGTTACTTTTTCATCGTCAGTAGTAAGCTCTTTTTGTGGATTAACGACTTCTGCTTTTATAGTATAAACTCCATCTGGAGTAGCAAGTAATTCTACTTGTTTATATTCAGTTGCAGCATTTACGCCCCTATCTCTATAATAGCTAGGTCCAGCATTAGCCTGTGTACCTATAAGAGTACTTCTATTAAAGTAGTCTTCTGTAACTTGTCTCATCCTAGAGTTTTGAGTAGTATTCCACATAGAAAGTAACTTGGTTCTTACTGTTGTTAATGGTAAAGAATACAAAGACGTACCTGATTCAGTATCAAACTGGACAGTTTCTCTAAGTTGTCCCCAACCCCAAGCATCTTCACACTCTTCTTTAACGTCATTAAGGAAAGAAGCCACCATTACTGCATAAGTACTTGACGCTATAGTAGAATCAGCACCTAACTCTGGTTCTCTTAAACGTCTTAAAACTTCATTTACTAATTCTTTCCTAGTAGCCATTTATATACTATCCTCTTAGTGAGCTTTTACTAATGCAACTAATTGGTCTTTACTTGCTCCACCTGGATACCTTATTTCATACCTATCACAAAAAGTAGTTAAGTCCGCTATTGTCGCTTTATGTTCCAATATATCATAATTACCTTGTCTAAATAATACAGACAAAGCATGAATTGCATCTAAATCTATTACTTTCCCGTCTTTTTTATGTCTAACTCTAGCCATACCTTCAGCTAAAGGCTTAGAAACGGGTTCTGCTTTAACAGCAGTGTGTTCTTTTTTTACTTGTGCTTTTGGCATTATTGCCTCCTACAGTTACCTTGTCTCAGGCTGTAATTAAAATTTATTTACTACTATTAAAATAAATCTGCTCGTGGTGAAAGTACACACACTTTAAGTGTTGATGAAGCTAAATCTACAGTACCACCAGACGTATTATTTATTACGCAGGTTACTACATTTGCTGCTGTTACGCTTGCAGTTAATGTTAAATCTACAGTATCAACGCCTAACGAAACTAATGCAAAATCACCTAAAGCAGCACCAGTAACAGTTACATCTTCTACTGCTTCTGCTTTATCAGCTAAGCTCCCGAAGTCTTTAGTTTCTGAACCAAAAAAAACATCAGGAAAAGCATCCTGAAATTGTCTACGTGCCATGATTAAATCCTCTATTTATAAATTATAAAAATGGGGGAGCGAACTCCCCCTTTATATTACGATGGTACTATAATTGCAATACCTGCATCGTCACGAAGCTCACCTACACCGTAGATTGTATCTGCGGTAAATAAGTCAGATAAGTATTCCTGCATATATTGAGTTTGGGAGCGAACACCCATTTGCTCAACATATCCAAGAGCTGAACGATGAAGTAATAAACACGATTTAACAACCGTGCTACTGTCATCACAAGTAATACTATCTACATTAGTAGATACATATATTGGAACACCGTATACATCACCAAGGTAACCATTACGAATAGTATTCGAAGGTCCACCCTCACCAACAAACGCCTGCTCAGTAAAACGAGAAAGACCCATTAGGCTTTTCTTTTCTACTGGAGGAATTATAAGATAACGGTCTGTTAAAGGAACATCAGCATCATCTAAGGTTTGTATACATTTACGAAGACCAGCATCAGCTATTGCTGCTGCATTACCTGCTGACGCATCGAGGAAAGTAGTTGAGCCATCAGACCCAATAACTGCCGCTTCGTAGTTCTCCCCACCAATTGTACCGCCTTGTAAGCCTTCTCCAAGCTCATGTAAGTTAGTATCAACTTGTTTAGCTAATGCAAATCCAGCATCGTCAGTATAAAACTTACGATAGCTATCAATTGCTTGTACTTCAGCCATATCTTCAATTAAACGTGAGTACTCAAAATGTTTATCAATACTAATATCTGTATGAGTAGCTACGTCTCTAATAAGTGTTACTGCATTTGCTCCTTCTGACTTAGCAGACGCGCTGCCTCTAGCCTGTGTAGGAATATGAACAGTATCACCTTTTTTGCCATTGTGCATAATCTTTGTCACTAGATTAGCCAAGACAAGGTTTGCTTTAAATGAGCCAATAATCTCATCGGACCACATCTCTGGAATATATTTCGTTAACTCCGTAATCCCTTGAGAATTAGCTGCTGAAAAAGCTGCCATTGTATTTCTCCTTTGTTGTTAAATTATCTATCTAACCCTACCAGTAGCATACGCATCTCTGATTTCTTCAGCCATTTCGTAATACTTGTTAGGATTAGTAGCTCTTAGGTTAATAAGTTCTCTACGAGAGAAAGTTTTGGTTGACGTTTGACCTGTACTACCAGA